TCAAACGCGACTTTGCTCGCTCTCTTCGCCGTTTGGGTATCCCTGTACGCCTGAATGTTGGCGTGGCCGTATCCTTGATGTCCAAAGTTCCCGCTGCCCGGTCCGCCCGCGCTCCGCCACGCCTCAGGAATTGTCAGCCCTTTGCGCTTGGCGATGGCGATGATCTTCCGCTTCACCGCTTCCGGATCGGCCGCATGGCCTACGAGGTGAGCTGCCGCGTCTACGTCCGCTTGCTTCACGATGGGGAACGATTGGTTGGGGCCGGCAAAATCTCCCTCTGCGAGCGTGTCGCGCTCCGACTGAGGAATGTCGCGCAGCGTCTCGAAGGCTCCGGCAGCGGTGATGAAGGCGTGCGCGGCGCGATGCGTGCCGCAGCCCATCTCGATGCTACACGCTCCGGTCGAATGCGGGAGGAAGGCGAGATGATCTGGACCGATACTGCGCCACGTCGCGTTGTACTTCTTCCCGTTGAAGACTCCCGCCGCCTTCTCCGCGCCGACGAACGCGCCCACCGAGACTTCCATCGTGCTCTTCATCCGGTCCAGCAGCGCCTGGCCTCCGAGGGCAAGGACACGGACCGGGTCAATCCACGCTTCCATCAGCAGCTTCCGGCCTTCGACGCGAGCGTTGAAGACCTGGCCGATGCGATACTGTTCGAGCACTCTCGGATCGTTCGCGCTGATCTGCTCGCCATCCTTCGCCGGATGCCCGAGCACGACAGGCCGCCCATTCCACAGCTGCGGCGTCGTGGAGAACGCGCTGGGCGGAACGTATTCCGGTTCCGTGGCGTTGATGGCGTGGATGACACCCTCGACCAACGCCACGAGCGGAATCACGAGATGATCCCGGCCTTCCAACGTCTCCGTCCGGACCGCGTTCGACACGGACCCGAGAACGTGAATTTGTCGAAGTGACGCCATCTCTGCCTGCCTCATCAAGATGCGGGCTTCTGCATCCGCGAGCGTTTCAACCTCGTCCACGTCGCACTCGCAGTTCGGATGCGCCGGTGGACCGTCAACCTCTCCGTCGTCCGTCTCGAAGGCTTCATCCAACTGCAAGATTGTCCCGTCGAGATCCGAGCACTGGCCGCACGCTGACGGCGAGGAGCGCCAGACCTTGTATGGGCCGCTCCGACGTGCTGTCTTGAGTTTGATCGGCATCCGCCGCGCCTGGGCACGACGGCTCCATACGAGCCGCCGTGCCCGTCGCCGGGATTGCTACTGCTTGGGTGCCGCCGTGCCGCCCTGCTCGCTTACTTCGCCAGCAGTCAGATTCAGACCGGCCGGAGCGCTGTTCGTGACCGTCAGCGTGTCGGTGCCGCTGAGCGGGCTGCCGCCGACTGAGGCCGTGACTGAGACCGTGGCCGTGCCCGGAATCTTCGCCACGACGGTGATCGAGGCGCCATCCGCGCCGATGACCAAGTCCGCCACGAGCGGGTTGTCGATGGTGACGGTGGGCGGAGCATCGAATGTCGGCGCACCCGGAATGGGCTGACCCTTCTTGTCAATTTCCTGGATCGTCCACGTGAACTGTTCGTTGTCGGTGATTGGCTGCATGTGATATGTCTCCCTATTTCTTCTGCTCGGTGATTGGGCCGGGGATCAGTCGCAGCGCGCCAGGCGTCTGAATATTCTGGCGGCGCAGTTCGTGCAGAATCTCTCGCAGCAGGTGCCGGTCTTCAGGCGCCAACTCGACTTCCAACTTGATCTTCAACTCCATGGCCGGTTCGCGCTACCACGCAATGCGGGAGGCGAGGCCAAACATGAGGCCCACTGCGATGAGCTTGTTCCACTCCGGCTGATTGCTCCGCCACGCGGCGAGTGCGAAGCAAACGATACCGAAGACGATGAGGACGAGACTGACGTTGCCGTTGGTCACGAGTTCCCTCCTTGTTTGCGACGGATTTCATCTTGGAGTTTCATGACGTGCTCAACGGCGAGGTCGTGAATCGCGGATGCCGCATTCTCTCCGGCTTCGACGCGCGTCTTGAGCTTCGATTCACGGCCCAAGGATACCACCTCGATGTCGTCCTCGTCAATGAGAAACTTGTCCACTTGGTCTGGTGGAGTCTGATAGCGTTTGGCCATAGTCTACTTCTTCACCATTTCCAGCTGCGTCACTACTGAGTGCTTCTTGGAATAGTAAGCATCCCCAATCTGGAGTTTGGCCTTCCCCACGACACGATAGGTGTACCCATGGGGGAGAAGAAACTCTTGCTCGTGGGGATGTTCGCTCCACTTCTTGATGTACCCTCCAGCCGCTGGCTTGATCTCGACTAGATGGTATCCCCATCCATGGGCGGTTTCCGGGTTGATCGACGTGGACTGGAAGCCTTTGAGCTGCACCTCGTCTCCCACGTTCGTCTTATCCATCATCAAGGCCGTCGAGCCTTTCAACCCCCGCCAGACGAGTTCCGGAGGCGGGGGATTGGGAGCCTTCTTCAACGCGCTCTCAATCCGTTCGGCGTGGGTCTTTGCCGCTTCTGGGCTTAGATGCTTGTAGTCGTGGGTCCCGCCCTTGAGGTAGTTGTTGATGTCTTTGTAGTCACTCTGACTATACTGATTAATAGAGTGTTGCTCACCACTCGTGGTCTTCGATGCCCAGCCGCTATAGTTCATCAACACGTCAGGCTCATGCGCTTCCATTCGCGGCTGCGCGTCTGTGATGGGCCATGACGCGGGTTTCGCTCCCGTGGGCTTCTCCGCTTCTGGCGTCTTGGGCCCCGCGCCGTGATTGATCGTGGGGATGGCGCTCTTGTAGTCGTCCTTGGCGAAGGCCTGACTGACCTGCTTCCCGCCCTCGAAATACGCATACTTGCCGGCCTGAGGTCCGGATGTCTTCTCCTGCCACGCGTAGCCTGCGGGGTGGGGAGACGACGGCGTGGGCTCCGCGCTGGGCGTCTTCGAGGCGTCCGGAGCGCTAGGTGTGGGCGTCGCCTTCGCCCCAACATCCGCCTTCGGTTCCTTTGGCGCTTTGGGCTTGGGAACGTACAGACCCTTCTCCTTGTCGATGGCGTTGACGGCGTGATAGACCTGGACGTGGTGGAGGCCGGTCTCATGCGCCGCCTCCGTGAACGTCTTGCCGCCCTTGACGAGGTCATAGGCCGTATTCAACTGCTCCTTGGTCGCCACGGGCCACTTGGCACCCTTTGGCGTGACGGGTGCTTTCATCTTCCCGCCGCCCGGAGCCGAGCCGCCCACGTGCCCAGGAAGTCCCTCGTGGCCGAAGTTTCCGGAGCCTTCGCCTCCGAGACCTTTGATCCGCCACTTGCCCTTCTTCATCTCCCACTGAATGGGAGGAGCCGCTTTGGGTGTCTCTGTCTTCCCAAAGGTGATGTAGGCTTTTCCTTCTCGCTGCGAGCCGTAGGCGACATCGTTGAGGATGGCGCCGTCATGGCCTCGTGCTTTCAGGTCCGTGACAAGTCCATTCACCGCTTCCCGTCCGTGAATCTCCGCGTCGAAAGCACTGGCTGGGGTGTACGATTCGTTGTCGATACCGTGAACCTTTGCGAGTGCGTTGACGACGTGCTCGGGTGCCGGATTCCGGATCGTGATCTTCGATTCATGGAGCGCTCCGCCGCTTCCAAAGCGATCATTGGACATCTTGACGTAGCTGTCCGCGAGTTCCTTATCCTCCGAGTGGTAGGTGACGAGTGCAGCGTGGTTCACGACACCGCCGTGATAGACCGTCTTGTCTACTACACCGCCACTGCTCACACTCCCACCCACCTGGCCCGGAATCCCGGCGTGCCCAAAGTTCCCGGAGCCTTCTCCGCCCGCGACTTTGAACCCGGTGGGGAAGATAGCCGCAAAGTGTCCCTGTGCCCGGAGTTCCTTCGCTTTTTCGTAGGCAGCGGTCTTGGTAGGATGGGTGCTATGAAACTTCCCATTCACATACACGTCATGTGACTTATAGCCAGGATGGTTGAAGTTCCCGGAGCCAGGCCCACCGAGCGCCACGCGGCGCAAGGCGATTCCGAGGGCGAAGGCGACCTGCTGGACGGTCATTTGGGTCATTTGGGTCATTCCACGTCCGCCGCCGCAATCACCGCCGCCACCGTCTCCAGATCCTTCTCCCGCAGCGCGGTCTCTAGCGTCTGGATCAGCTGCAACGTCGCCACCGTTCCCGCCGCCACCGTCACAGGGGCCAGCGGAATCCCTCCGGAGGCGTCCGGAGGCGAGGTCGTGTCCGTGCCCAACGAAGGTGGCGCGGTAACACTGATGCGCTCCGGCGCACCAATCGGCACCTCTTCTCCCGGCGGCAGCGGAGCCCAGCCATAGGCCGTGTCCCTGATCTCTGCGGTCGTGAAGATGGTGACGCCCTGCGTCTTGTTCGTCATCGCCATCTTCGCCGCGAGTTCCGCCCGGTAGACATCCTGCTCCTGCGCGCTCTTGTCCAGCGGCGCGAGGCCATACCACTTGTCCCGGATCTCATCCTCCGTGAAGACCGTCATGCCGGCCGTCGCATTCACCGTGGCCCACGCCTGCGCTCCGGCGAACTTCTCCTGCTCGGTGAGATTCTGGATGTGGGGCCACCGCACCGTGTACTCCAACGGCCCGTCCACCGGCTCCGGAAGATACCCATACTGGACGAGACGGTCGATGAGTTGGCGGATGATGTAGGGACCGACGAACTGTTTCTGGTAGCCGTCCACCTGGTCTTTCCAGTTGTCGCGGTCCTGGCTGCTCGCAAGTTCTCCCATCTCCGAGCCGGTCAAAATCCGTTTGGGAATCCCGGTCGTGCCGGCGATCTGGATCAGCACCGCATCCGCAGGACTCGCGAAGTTCGCCACATCGCTTCCGAGGGCATTCACGTTCACGCCTCTCGTCACCAGGAGGCGCTTGATGTGATGGTGGTATTCCTCTGCGTTGTCCTTCAGCCGCTTCCGCTCCGGCTCTTCCAACTCCATCGTCTTGTCGATGTCGAGGTGCAGCCCTTGGTTGGCCCGGAGGAAGAACGCTTCCGCTCCGCCGCCCGTCACCTTCTCCAAGTCATCCAGGAGGTTCCACGGCTTCTCTAGGGCCGGTTGCCCGTAGATGTCGTTGTCCAGAAGTCCCTCTGCGACGTGGATGACGCGGGACCAATGGATCCGTGTCCGAAGTTCCGGAGCCTGGATATCCATGCGCTTCAACCGATAGTACATCGGGAGCGCAAAACGTGGGCTGCTTGGGTCCTGGTCGAACGATTCAATCGTCGCGTCCGCGTCCACGTCGCCGTAGGTCCGCGAGGCTCCCGCGCCAACCGTAGGGCCTCCGCCGCCTTGATACGGCGAGACGAACATGAGCTTGTCCGCGCCGTTCTTCCCGCTCGCGCGTGGTAGTTCGGTGGACACGTCGCCGGGGGCACCGAGGAGCAGGACGGCGTAGCTCCCAAGCCGTGCCATCATGTTCGTGCGCAGAAGGTAGTCGTGGAGTTTCAGGCGCTTATCGAGGGCCACCCACGCCTTCTCGAACGGCGTATCGGTGGATGGGTCTTCGTCCTCGATGATCTCCATGTCGCCGCGCCAGGCCGCTTTGGGTAACGCCTCGATGATCCGGCCGGCCACTCCGCCGCGTGCGTAACGATCCCGGTACATCTGGACCGTGAGGATGCGGTCATAGCCGTAGATTTCATAGGCGTCTCGCTTGCCGCGAAACGTAATGCCGGCCCGGCGCATGAGCGCAAAGCGCTCCATCATAACGGAGCCCAAGCTCCGGAATGCCTCACGGAAAGAATTGGACATTGCCGCAGGCTCAGTGTGGGCCTTCATTAGAGAACGTGTCCCAGGCATCAAATGGTCACCCAATGTTTCGGCTTGCGGATGAGCTCCACGGCATAGCGCAGTGAGTCAATGACGTGGTTCTTCTTGTCTTCCAGTATGGGCGTCACTAGGCCAGTGACGGCGTCTGTGCGATACCTATACATGGTGAGCTCGTCCACTGTATGCGTACAGCGCGGATGGACGATGATGTTGTAGCCTTGGAGGAAGATCACGCCCTCCTTCACGGAGTCCGGGCCTTTGATCGCAGGAACCAGCTTGGGAAACCCGTTGCGCTGCAGATAGCTGATGGTCTCCGGCCGCGCCGAGTCCGCTCGTATCTGCCACTGCTTCGCACCTGGCACTCGATCAAACAGCGTTGGAATGTGGTCTATCTCGCAACCAATCTTGTACGCCTCGTAGTCAATGTACAAGTCTCGACCGACGATGTAGACGCGCACCAACACCGAAGGATCGACACTAAAGCCCCAGTCAGCCCCATAGTAGAACACTGTGGCTTCGTTGGCCTTGAACTCCTCTGGCGAGCCGATGCGCCAATTCTTGAACACCCGCGCCTCGCTATGGCGCTGATAGTCGCCACACCAGATATGCGCATACTTCTCCGGGTCACGCGAGCGATCCCATTCCATCTCCAGCTTCAGAACATCTGGGAAGTAGGGGTTATCGCTATAGTTTGCGTGGACGACGATGGCGCCAGGCGGCGTTACGTCACCCCTCAGCATCATGTCCACTGGGTCCGTCTTGAGGTCCGGATTCCACGTGAACCACAGTTCACTATCCTTGTTGCGAATCGTGGGCCGGAGGAGCGTCAGCGATTGCTCCGACGCGCTCTGCGCTTCCTCGAACCACGCGACATCGTAGCCTTCGAGCGACTTGATGCTCTGTGCCGTGTGGTTCTTCATGCCCTGGAATATGATCAGTCCATCCATGGGCGTCTCGATGTAGTTGTTATACACCGTGAAGCGGTCGTTGAGCTTGAACTCTTTGATCTTGTCTTCGAGGAGGCGCTTGACCGACTGCTCCAGTGAGACTTGGTGCTCACGAACGCATACTGCGCGTGTCGGTCGCATATCACATCGCTTCAGCAGTAGCTCTGCGAATGTATGTGACTTCGCGCTTCCTCGTCCACCCCACGCGCCTTTGTATCTCGCGTCTGCGAGCAACGGCGCGAACACGGGCGGAATGCCTGAGCTGTTGTGGAGACGACGGCGCTGGACTTCCGTCTCCAGCGCGTCTACCTCGACAGCAACACTAGTGAATGTCGCTGGCATCGCTCGTGGGTTCAGTTTCCCCATCAGTTGATGGGGTTTGCTCCATGCGCTGCTTCGCGAGGGCGATAGCCTTGTTGCGGACGGTCTCGATGCGCGCTGCGAGTTGCTCATCGCTGAGCTTGGTCAGGTCCGTTTCGCCTGTCTCAAGCTTGAGCGTGCTGGACGGTCCGTAGCCGCTGATGGCGAGGAGTTTGAATGCGGTGTCGCTCAAGACGCGCGGATCGCCCGTGGCCAACACTTCTTCGATGGCGTTCAACGCAACCTCTGTGAGTCCGAGGAGCCGACGTTGCGTTGACTCGGCTGCGTTCTTGAGATCGCCGCCATGGAGCACGCACACGCGCTCGCCTTCGGTCGCGAGGCGACGGCATTGCGAGCCGCGTTGCGTGATGAACGTACACCGATCCCCAGGATTCTGTGGCTCTTCGTTGCGAGGGAGATTCGCGTGCAGGCTGGTCGTGGGCGCCACGATGGGCGAGTATAGACGCGAGGTGTTGAGCCCGTCAAGCGGGCGGTGAACTTAACTCTTAACCTGCGCGAGGTAGTGATGAGTTAAGTTGAGAACTCCTTTGCCTAGTGGCGGATAGTGTTGGTCTTAACTTCCTAACTTCTTATCCTATGTAATAGAGTAACCGGGAAGCCTCGAAACGGAGCGACGGCGTAGGAACTCCTCTCGCACTGATTAGAAACTCTTAGAAATTCAGAAGTTAAAGGGTTAAGATGGCCAAAAACACCAAATCGGACCCATCAGGGCCACACTTAACTCTTAACCGGGTTGGAAAGTTAAGAGCAGTTAAGATTCGCCCGGATCGAGTCTCCCATCGAAGTCAAGCGCATTCTTTCCACTTTCGTCTCCACCGTCCCTACACCCTCGGGAGCACGTTCACGCGCTCCGCAATGACGGCAATCGTCTCGCCGTGACACGTTGGACACCTCTCACCAGCCGGAGCCTCCCATCTCGCACCGCATACACAGACAAACGTCTTCATCGTCTGGAGATCCTTGGTCGTAAATTTCTTCTGTCGAGGTGGACCCCACCATCCGGAGCTCATGCGCCGTCATCCTCGACATCCGGCCCAACGTGAGGTTTCGTGTAAGGTTCTCTCGCAAGCGCTTCGAGGTACAGAAGCCGCTCCTTGATCTCGTCCGCTCTCGCGCCCAACCTCGACTGTTCCAAGAGCAACGCATTCGCCTCCGCGCGGTCTACATCTCGCACAACAATCGACTTCACTCCGTGAAACATCGTTCCTCCTATCCCTTCCATAGCACCGCAGCCAACCAGCCCAAGGCGATGAAGACGACCACGAACATCATCACCTCAAACGTCCTCATCCCGAGTCGTCGCATTTGTCGCATCATTCCCTTCTCCCCATTCCAGCCCGCGTTGCGAGGCACCCTTGCCCCAGCCCTTCACGATCTTCCCGTCTTCCTTCCGCTTCACCGTCATCCGCCTAAACCCCAGCAGCTGCATCGCCTGGCCAATGCGCCGCGTCCCGTAGCCGTCCTGGTATTGAATCGGGATACCGACAATCTCCCACAGCTCATCGTTCGTCACGCGCACCGCACCCTTCAGCGTGCGAGGCCCACTCGCCATCTCCTCAATCGCCAGCCGGATACGCTCCTCCCACGGATCGCTCGCACGCCTCCGGTCCTGCTGCAACGTCGCAATCGGATACAAGCGCTCCTCAAGGCGGATGCTTTCGCCCGCCAGGACGCGCGTATACGCCTCCGCCCAGAGTTGATCGCGGTTCTCCTCGACCCACTGGCGGTTGAAGCGCTCGATGCGCACGGGCCAGAAGCGCCGATTGCCCGTCACATCCGTCAGATACTCGTAACTATTCGTCGTGCCGATGATAATGAACTGGCGCCGCGCCTCAATAGGGAGACGCCCATAGGCCATCCGCACCGGCCCGTCCACCTGGCGCGAGAGCATCGCCTTCAGGTGTTCGACGTTCTTGGGGGACATCCCAGAAAGGTCGGACGCCTCGATGATCCATTTGCCCTGCGTTCGCTCGATGATCTCCTTGGCGTCCAAGTTCAGCGGCAGGTCATCACTGAACCATTCTTCCCTCGGGCAGAGCGCGCGGAGGCTTGACGACTTATTCAGGCCTTGCGTTCCGCTCTCCAGCACCAGCATCTCATCGAACTTCTCGCCGGGAAGGAGCACCCGCTTCACCGCCGCAAGCAACGGAATCCGGGAGACGGCGCGCACATACTCGTTGTCGGCAGCCCCGGCCGATTGGATGACCCACGTGTCGAGGCGCGGCACCTTGTCCCAGGCGACGCTCTTCAGGTAGGTCACGACCGGATGGAAGCTGTTGAGGTAGGCCACGTCGTTCGCGAAGTCATAGAAGTAGTCTTTGGTGGGCTTGAACTTATACTTCCGTTCAATCAAGAAGTAGAGCGAATTCATCTGCTGGTCTTGTTGCGCGCCGTGATAGCCGTTGTACTTCATGATCGGCTTTTGGGCGAACACGTCGAAGGTAAACGTCACGTCTTCGTGCTCGAAGGCGAGGAGGAGATTGGCTTGATTGTTCCCGTCAATCTTCTTCCCGCGTTCATCGGTGATGAAGTCACTGTTGCCCAGCCAACCATTCAACGTTCCGATCACCTTGGTGCCGTCTTCGCCTAACGCTTTCGCGAGC